GCGCAGGACGGCACCGCGCAGGACGGCACCGCTCAGGACGGCACCGCTCAGGTCGGCACCGCTCAGGACGGCACCGCTCAGGTCGGCACCGCTCAGGTCGGCACCGCGCAGGACGGCACCGCTCAGGACGGCACCGCTCAGGTCGGCACGTTCGGCTGCCGCTTTCTTGATCGCGAAGCCCAGCCGCAGGCCGTACGCCTGCCCGGCGACTTCGGCGGAAAGATCGCAGCTGTACGCGACAGCGCCGGACCATTTGTTTTTGATTTCGAATTTCATTCTGTTCCCCATTGGTTGCGTGGTGGTGGAGGTGCCGGGACTACGTAGTTACCCGGACTGACGTTCCCGAAGGCATACGCCAGCGCTTTGGACGATGCTGCCCACCCCCGAAGATTTATTCTTCGTCTGCGTCCGGATCGGCCTGCTGCTGCACCGTCGGCGGCACCAGGGTGAGGATCACGTCGCCGACTTCGCTAAAGCGCAGCGCCGGCACGGCTTCGTCTTCCAGGGCAACGCGGCACTTCGCGGTGAAACAAACGTCGCACATGCCGCCCTCGTAGGGCTGGACGCTGAAGCTGTCGAGCTTGACGTCCACCAAGAACAGTGACGCCGGATCCTCATCCGACTCGGATCCACGCGGCGTGATGGTCATTTCGTAACCGGTGAACTGCTGCGACAGCTCGCTCGGCTTCAGTTCCGGGCACACCACGATGGTGTATTGCGTATCGCCGACCAGCTGCTGCTGATCGCCAGCCTCGGGGCTGCGGAAGATCGAATCGCGAAGACCGCGCGCGATCTCGTTGAGCTTGTCGGCAGTGCAGCGGATCTTGAACGGGAAGGCGAAGGCGGTGACGCGCTTCTCGCGGCCGTGCTTCTCGTGAATGAGGGTCAGTTTTCCGAGGGCGGTGTCGTGGCGGTGCAGGGAAAGCATCGGGTTTCTCCGGTGGGTGTTAATTTTCGTCGGTCAGGATGTAGGCGAGGAATCGCCGGGCTTGCGCTTCATTACTTCGCGCTGCAGCTCACCAGCAACGGCGAACCCGTCGCGGCCGGCATGCAACTCGGCGCGGACGCGGCGCACGATTGCCGCGCTCGCATTCGGCCCAAGTCGGCGCGCCTGCTGCAGAGCGTTGACGTACGGGCGGAGCGGGATGATGTCGGCCATCGTGGTCACGCCTGTCCGGCCCAGCGCAACACGTCGCGCGCCTGGTCAGGGGTGAGGCACGGGCCGCCATGCGTGCGCTCGTCGGCGTACAACAGCGACGATGCGCGGGCGATGATGGCGTTATCGCTGCCGACGATGCTTTTCGTCTGGTCATCGTTGACGCAGGTGGCGGGGCGAAGATCTGCGCGGCGGATACTGCGAAGGCGGCGAAGGTTCATGCGGTACGGCTCCAGATGATGGCCAACACGGCCGGCACGATTACGACGGAATAGCAGAGGACCGCCAACGGCAGATCGCCGGCATCGATGTAGCGGAGGCGGGTCACAGCGCACCACCGCAGCCAGGACCACGCTTGTGGGTCAGGTCGAAGGGCTGCAGCCTGGGCGGCATGGGGGCAGCCTGCGGATCAGCCTCGCGACGATCACCTGCCCGCCGATCGCGCCGACTGTCGAATGCCGACGGCACCGCGGCCCGGTAATGCTCGACCACCTCGCGCGCTTCGATCACCAGCGCGTCGAGCGGCGCCAGGATGCGGGATTCTGGCGCGTGCGCATCGTCGGCAACTTGGGCCGGCGTGCGCAGGGTCATTAGGTCGCGGAATCGCATGAGTCGTTCCCCTTGGCGGGTGTGCGGGCGAGGGCGGCGTCGATGTCGATACCGTTGACGCCGAGCATGATGCAGAAGGCGTGCAGCGCATCAGTCGCGCCTTCCATCGAGCGTTCATCAATCGGGAGTTGCGGCACGACGTCGTAGACGCGCCGGCAGTGGTCGGCCAAACCGGAGAGCCGGGATTGCAGCGCCTTGTTCTCTGCGGAGAGGGCGTCGCGTTCGGCACGAAGCTCGAAGATCTCGCCTTTTGATGCGTAGGCGATGAATTCGCTATCGGGCAGCTGCATCCACCGCTTAACTGTATCCTGCATAACGTAGGTGTGATCTGCCGAGGTGTAATCGTGCGCGTATTCCTCCGGCAGATTGCGAAGCGCCATCGGTCCGAATTTGGTATCGGCCAAGAACCATTCTTCGGCATGATGCTTCGGCGGAAACCCATCGGCCCATGTGTACTTGTCGGAAGCATCCCGCTCCGCCTCAAGCTCCGCATTGCGGGCGATCAGGGCGGCGACGGCGGACGGTTCGGGGGCGGTGTTGCCCAGCTCGAAGCATGCGATATGCCGGCCTGTTCCTTTTCCTGCTGTACCATCCTCAGTTGCCAGCCAGCGGACATCGCCAAGGTTCGTCACCTTCGCGCCGGCTGCCAGCAACATCAAAACCCACTTGTCGATGGGGTAGACGAGCGTTACGCGCTTCCCTTTGGCCGCTTCGGCGATTGCCTTGCGCGCCCAGGCGGTCGGCCCTTTCTTCTTGCCTTCGTGCATGATGGAACCGAACGGCGGATTGCAATAGCTGCTCGATCCCCATTCGCACGTCAGGCCGTCAAAGCCTTCGGGCTTCGGGAACGGACACGGATCGAAGTCGAACGGCCCATGTTTCGCGGACAGATCGGCCAGCAGTTGGGGCGGCGTCAGCCAGTAGTGTTTGCCGTCGCTGCCGTTGCCGACGTGGAACTTATTGTCCTCGGGCTTCATGCGGGGCTTCGCCAGCACATCCGCGCCGCTGGGGGTGGTCTTCTGGCCTTCGGGCGTGGTCATGGCTGGGCTCCGTCAAACCGCTTAAGAACGGCGCGTAGACGATTCCTCGGGGCGACGATTGCGACGGCGTTATGGGCGCAGGATTCGCAATGCAGAAAGTCAGCAGCCGCATCGCGCAACTCTTTGATGAGTTCAAAAGTTTGCTGCTCGTCGTTCGCAGCTTGCCGGTAGTACGGCTTGAGTTCGTCGGCCGCATCTGCGGCGCGTTTTTCGCAGGCATCAACCGTCAATGAGATTCTCCGCAGAACACCGGTAGCGCCGGCTTCGGTCGGGGCGGTCATGCGGGCAGCCTCGAGCGGTTGGCGCCAGATAGGTGCCCATGCAGCGTCCAGCTGAGATCAAGCCCGGCGCGATGCAGATCGGCGCGGGCATATATTCCGCCGCCCAAGCGGTCGCCGTGATGCCCGCACCATGCCGCGTCGAGGAGCAGGCCAATGTCGATCGGGTAGTTCAGCGCCCAAGTCACGTTCGCGTCCTTGCCGCACGGCGTCATCCGCATCAGGCGGTAGGCCTCCAGCCACAGTTTGCGCTTGCTCATGCCACGGCCCCGGCGGCCAACGCTGCGGCACCATAAGCCCGGTCCAGCGCATCGCGCGCAGCCTTACGTACCTGGGCATCGTTCGACAGCTGCGCGGCTTTGTACTGGCTGACCGCTTCGGCGACCGTCAGCGGCGCGGGTGTGCGCTTCGCTGTGATCAGAGCCTTGATCCTGGTGATCATCTCGTTTCTCCCCGCCAGCACCTCGCCGGCCATGGATAAATCGTAAAACTACTTATCGAAACCAGCAAGTGGAATCCGACGAACGGTAAACGCGGTTATTGCCTTTTCGTTAAACGCGCTTATAGTGCTCCCCATGGACAACCTCACCGAAAACGAAACGAGCACCGAGGCCGCGCCCGCGCCGCTGTCGGATTCCCAGATCATCGACGCCATGGGCGGCAGTGCCGCGGTGGCGCGTCTCTGCCGGGTCAAGTCGCCCGCCGTGAGCTACTGGCGCAGGGAGGGTATCCCGGACTATCGCCGCCAGTACCTCGCGACGCTGCGCCCGGACCTCTTCCCGGAACAGGCCGCCCCCGAAACGGCCGGCGCAGCATGAGGCCCACCATCGACGCCCTGCAGCGCTTCCGCGAATGCCGCGATCTGGCCATGGTCGCGCCGGAGATGACCCGCGACGAGCGCAAGGCCCAGGCGCAGCGCGTCGCCGAACAGGCCGCCCGAGATGAGGCCGCGCGCGCCGGATCGCCGCAGTTGCCGCTGGGGAACGAAGGCCAATGAGCATCGCTGATCTTCTCGACAGACCGATAGCCTTCCAGCGCGCATTCGTCCGCCTTGGCGTAGGCATCGCAGGGGCGCTGATGCTGTCTCAGGCCGTGTACTGGTCAAGGCGCACGAGCGACGCCGACGGGTGGTTTTACAAGAGCCAGGCGGAATGGGAGGAAGAGACCGGGCTTAGCCGTTGCGAGCAGGAAACCGCCCGCAAAGCGCTGATGCGGATCGGGGTGCTGGATGAGGTTCGCCAAGGCATGCCGGCCCGCCTTTTCTACCGTGTGAACCTTGAAAAGCTTGAGGTTTTGCTGTTTGCGGGAATCCAGCAATCAAGAATGCGGGAATCCAGCAATCAAGAATGCGGGAATCCAGCAATCAAGAATGCGGGAATCCAGCAATCATTTATAGGAACAGAGACTACAACAGAGACTACAACAGAGATTACGAATACCCCTGCCGACAAAAGCGCAGGGAAGTCGAAGAGGCAAAGCGCGCCTAACCGAACCTTCGATGCATGGCTGGATTCGATCGGCGACCAGGATCCGATCAGGGCTTCCGATCCGATCTTCGACTGGATGCAGCACGCCGGCATCCCTCGCGAATGGCAGGAGCTGGCTTGGATCGCGTTCACGAACAAGTTCGAGGCCAACACGAAGACGAAATACGCCGATTGGCCGGCCGCCTTCCGGAACTACGTGCGGAACGACTGGCTGAAGGTCTGGCGGGTGCAGCCCGACGGGACTTTCGTGCTGACCACGGCCGGCGAGCAGCTGCGCCGGGTCAAGGAAGCCGAAGACCGCGAGGCGAGCGAATGGGAAGCGGCATGACGCGCGACGAAATGCTGCAGCACCTGCGGCGGTGGGCTCGCATCGTCGCCGAGATCGAAGCCGTCGACGAAGCGCTCGAACAGCTCACGATGCGCAGCCCAGAAGGGCGCCTGACAACGGCGATGTGGTCGGCCGTCGGCGCCTACGGTGAGACACTGGAAGCGCTGCTGATCGGCAGCTCGGCGTCAAATCGGCTTGAGTGGTATTGGATCGAAAACGACATGGGGAAAAAGGGGATGACTGTGGTGACAAATACCGGAGAGCGCCCGATTGGCGGGCTTGAGGCCTTCGCGGATTTGCTCATGGAGTGCCGCGCATGAGCCGCGTCGAAGTCATCGGCAACGCGACGCTGCGAGTGACTGCAATCTATGCGCTGTGCGAATACCCGGCGATGACTCCGCGCTATGTCGGGAAAACAGTGCAGTATCTTCATGAGCGCCACAAGGCGCACATTCGCGACGCAAAGCGCGGGCGTCGGCTCCCAGTCCACTACTGGCTGCGGAAGCAGATCAAGGACGGTAAGCGACTCGCGATCAGCCTGATTGAGTACGTACCGCCTGGGGGCGATTGGGCCAGCCGTGAGCGGCACTGGATCAAGGCTATACGCGGCGGCGGTGTCGCGCTGCTGAATCTCACGGATGGAGGTGAAGGATTGGCAGGGCACCATCTGACGGACGACCACAAGGCAAAGATCTCGGCGGCAATTCGTACCGGGGCGACCTGTTCATGCATCCGCTGCGGCGAGAAATTCTGGCGCAAGGCGAGCCAGATAGCCAAGGGACAGGCGAAGTTTTGCAGCCGCCAGTGTTCAAACATTCACAACAAAGGTGGACGCCGTGGCGCATAAAGAGGTGATAGGGAATGCGGAACTATGGCTCGGCGACTGCCGCGACATCCTGCCGACGCTTTCCAAGGTCGATTCGGTCATCACAGACCCGCCTTATGGGATGTCCTTCCAGTCGAATTTCAGGCTGGAGCAGCATGCCAGAATTGCCAATGACGACGATGTGGGCTTGCTTTCATGGGCGTGCGGTATTCAGGCGTCTCATTCTCGGTATGTGTTCTGCCGATGGGACAACCTTATGGATGCGGTCCCTCGTCCGAAGTCGTGCGTGACGTGGGTTAAGAACAACTGGTCGATGGGCGACCTTGAGCATGAACACGCTCGGCAGACAGAAATTGCCATGTTCTGGCCAGGCCCTGAGCATTCGTGGCCCGGCAAGCGCCCAACCGATGTTGTTCACGCTCCGCGAACCGGCAATAGCGAACACCCTACCGAGAAGCCCGTTTACTTGATGGAACAATTCATCGGATGGACAAAAGGCGTTGTGGTTGATCCCTTCATGGGAAGTGGCACGACCGGCGTTGCGTGCATGAACCTGCAGCGCGAGTTTGTGGGTATCGAGATCGAGCCGAAATACTTTGACATCGCCTGCCGCCGGATCGAGGACGCGCAGAGACAGTCGAGGATGTTCGCATGACCCGCTACGACGACGGCCGCATCGAAGGACTGCGCATTCCGCCGCAGAGCATCGAGGCCGAGCAAAACGTCATTGGCGGCGCGATGCTGGCGGCCGACGGTTTCGCGAAGATCGCGGGCGCGGTGTCGGCGGACGACTTCTACCGTCGAGACCACCAGCTGATTTTTCAGGCCATCGAAGAGCTAGCCGACAAGCGGCAGCCGATTGACTGGGTGACTATCGGCGCATGGTTTGAAGCGCAAGGCCTGAGCGAGATGGTCGGCGGCGGTTCGTACCTGGTCGACGTTGCGAGCAACACCGCATCGGCTGCGAACATCGTTGCCTACGCCAAGATCGTCAAGGACAACTCGATTCTGCGAAAGGCAGTCAACGCCGGAACCGAGATCGTCAATGCCGCGTTCTCGCCGGACGGCCGTGATGTCGACGAAATCCTCGCGTTCGCGCATGGGCAGGTCGCCGACCTGTACCAGAGCACGCCGGACGAGATGATGCCGAGTTACGAAGCCGTCGCGATGACGGTCAAGCGCATCGAAGAGCGGCGCACGCACCGCATTGAAACCGGCAGCGCCATCGCGGGCATATCGACAGGCATCCACGATCTCGACATCGAAATCAACGGGCTTGAAGGCGGGTGCCTGTATTTCATCGGCGGCCGCCCAGGCATGGGCAAATCGACGCTCGCGCAGAACATCGCCGAATACATCCCGATGCAGCTCAAGAAGCCGGCTGACATCTTCACATACGAAATGCCGGAGCACCAATACACTGAGCGCATGATCGTTTCACAGTCGCGCATCTCTTCGCGGCTTGTGCGCACTGGCGAGATTGATGAAGTCGATTGGGCAGAGTTCCGCCGCGCAGCGAACCGCGTCAGCGCCGCGCCGTGGTGCATCGGGATGCCGAAGACGCGGGACGCGCGCTACATCTTCAACCAATCGCGGCGCGCGCATGCCCGCAAGAAACGCGGCGTCATCATCGTGGATTATCTGCAGCTGTTGACATTCCCGGGCGCGGAGAATCGCAACGGCGAGATAAGCAAGATCACCGGCGGGCTAAAGCAACTCGCCATTAACCTCAACGTGCCGGTGGTGGTGCTGTCGCAGCTGTCGCGCGATATCGAAAAGCGCGCGGACAAGCGGCCGATGCTTTCGGACCTTCGTGACTCCGGATCAATCGAACAGGATGCGGATGTCGTGATGTTTCTGTACCGGGACGACTACTACAACAAAGAAAGCCGGTATGCGGGCACGGCTGAGATCATCATCGCGAAGCAGCGCAACGGCGAGGCCGGGCGAACTGTGCGCGTTGGCTGCGACCTGTCGCGGTTTCGGTTTTCGCAACTGTCGATGGATTGGGAGCCCCTGCGGCTTGAATCGGCGCCATCAGGATCGACATCGGCGACGCGTGCGAGCGGCTTTGGCAGGCGCAAGAAGCCGGGCGAACAGCGTGACGCGGCAGCCGGCGAATGAAGCAGACCGAGGCCGCCAAGAAAATCCGCGCCAAGCGCGCACGCCGGCCGATCTACGGCGAATGGGTTCGCGTGATCGTCGCCGAGACTGGCGAAGAGCGGCTCGGGTTCCTCGCGCGAGATGAAACCGATAAGCGGTTGCTGAAGGAACGCGGCATGCGCAGCGGCTTGGAATGCCGCGCAGAGTTCAAGATGTCGCGGAACGTGAAGTTCCATCGGCTCGCGCACGTCATCGGGCATCTGCTGGTCGACAACGTCGAAGAGTTCCGAGGCAAGGGTGCGCACGATGCGCTGAAGGCTGTGCAGCTCGCATCGAACACGGCATGCGACATGATCGAGATGGACGCGACGCCGGTGATATCTGCAATCCTGGACGCATGTGAGTCGCTGCTGGGCAAGGGCGCGCGCAAGGTGCTTGCCGGTGTGCTGCCGGAAATAAAAATGATACCGGTCAAGGTCGCGCGGTCGCTGGCGTTCGATGAAATGGCAGAGGATGAATTCGGCGAGTTCTTTCACGGCGTCACGGAATACATCGGGCTGCACTACGCGAGCGTGATGCTTGACGAAGTGCGGGAGGAATTTTGGAAAATGGTCAACGGGAATAAACCATGACGCGGGTGTATTACAACGAATTCGACGGCTACGCTGCGGCGTGGCTGCGGAACTTAATCAATGCCGGGCACCTTCCGGCCGGGGATGTTGATGAACGATCAATCGTGGATGTGGCACCTGCCGATCTTGCCGGATACACGCAATGTCACTTCTTCGCCGGCATCGGCGGATGGCCTCTCGCCGCCCGGCTCGCCGGTTGGCCTGACGACCGCGAGCTGTGGACCGGCTCCGCGCCGTGCCAGCCGTTCTCGGTCGCAGGACAGCAGCGCGGCACCGATGACGATCGGCACCTGTGGCCCCACCTGTTTCGCCTCGCCAGTGCCCGACGGCCCGCTGTCCTCATGGGAGAACAGGTTGCGGCAGCGGTTGGCAAGAATTGGCTCGACGGAATCGCTGCTGACCTGGAAGGCATCGGCTACGCCTGCGGGGCGGTCGTTGTCCCGGCTTGTGCCGTCGATGCGCCCCACCGACGTGACCGCCTGTGGTTTGTGGCCCACGCCGACCGCCTCGCTTGCGGACAAGGCGATCAGGACGCCGGAAGGCGCGAGGACGGAAGTGGAGCGCGGGAAGTCGCCGGACCTCAATGCCCAGGTGATGGCGCTATGGCCGACCCCGACATCGCTCGCGCCAGCGAAGAACGGCAACAACGAAGCGGGCAACTCGGCGGGGCTGGTGGCGATCCGGGCGCATGCGCTGGCTGCGGCAGAAGCGAGTTTGACTGCTGCGGAGACCCAATGGCGTGCGTCACATGCGGGAAGTGCTGGGACGACTGCGCCTGCGTCCTGCCCGGCCCCTTCGCTGGCTTTTTATCCGACGCCGCGAGCATCGGCCAACGAGAACAGGACCACGAAAATACCGCCCTCGCAACTGGACGGACGGCACGGCCTGTACCTATCAAGCGTGGCCATTGGGATGGAGCCGGATGGATCATCGGCCACGACGGAAAAGCCCGGCGCGTTGGCACCCGAATTCGTCGCGTGGCTGATGGGCTTTCCGCCGGAGTGGCTGGACTGCGCGCCGGACAAGAAAGCGCAGCCGAGATTCAAGGGTATGGTGGATGCGTACGAGACGCCATGGAAATCGAAATGATCCCGATGCTGGCGAATGGTGTTCTGGCGCGCGTCGGCAAGTTGCGTGCGCTCGGCAATGCCATCGTTCCACAAGTCGCGGCCGAAGTGATCGGCGCGTACATGGATTGCAGGCCATGAGGCGCGCGATCAAAGCGGCAACCCGCGCCGAGCGCGCATACCACGACGCAGCAAGCGCACTCGGCTGCGTCGTCTGCCGCTGGCGCATCGCCAACGGCATGCAGACCGCGCCACAATGCGGCCCGACGCAGATCCATCATCGCAACCTGGACGACAAGCACGGACAGAAGCAGATGGGGCATCACGCGATAGTCGCGCTCGGCGCATGGCATCACGACGGCGATCAGAAGCCGGGGATGTCGCGCGATGCGATGCGCGATGTGTACGGCCCGAGTTTCAAGCACCACGCGCGGGACTTCCGCGTGTGGACCGCAGACGTTCTGCCTGAGCACGAAGGCATCGGCACAGAGCGTTGGCAACGCTGGCAGGATGAACTGCTGGCATCAATGGGGAGAGTGTGAAGATGACTATCGAAGACTTGGAAAAGGAGATACAAAATGCGGTTTCTGCC